GAAATTTCCTGTAACTACACGAAACTGTACGGGAATCTCAACTAGACCCAGACCACCTATGTTACAGTCACCTTCTACATCTACATAACGATCAACCACCTTGTACTTGACTCTCCTTTGTGTGAGTAGTTGTAGAAATTGTTGTGGGGTCATAATCATGTTTCACCTGATGTTTCACAAGCGCTTTCACAGATGGCTTCACAGTTGGTCTCACAAGTTGCAACACAGACGATTACCATGTCCACTACATCATCTGCTTCAGCGATCGTCTCAGAAAGCCCAAGTTTTGCCGCACAGTCAGTTTCATTGTCATCGGGCAACTCAACAACCGGATTACCAGTAAAAGGAGCAAAAGGAGCGTAGATCTGAATTGGATCTCCGGGGGTGGACTGAAGATCAGTGAAAAAACAGCCGTATATAAACTCACCCAGTATTTGCGAAAGCAGCCAGTAACCTTGCCCGCCAATATCAAACCACCATAGCCAGAATGAACCATTGACTTGAGAATAGGCTTTTTGCCCCAAATAGGTACCGTTTTCAATATAAAGTCCTGAGCAATCAAGAGAAAAACCGCCCGGTTTAATGACCAAGCTTCCTGGTAACGGAATAAACTTTTTCGGCGCATCAGGCCCGAGTGCGATCTCAATGCCCCTCCTTCTGAGAAGCACATGTATCGGCCTGAAGGTTTCAATCAACGCCCACTCACTATCTGTCAGGCTCAAATCAGCGTTGCCATCGGTGATATCTACACGAGCGGCGTGATACCCTCCGTAGTAACCGTCCTCCCCGCCGCCATATCGAGAGTAGTGAGTAGTTTCATAGATCTCCTCTTTCCACAGCTCCCACGGGAAGAACCCGATATTGCCTAGCAGACTGAGCACAGCCACCCACGACAAACGTTGGCCACTATGGTGGTATAGCTCTACTACCGACGCGATCGCCAAGCGACGCCGGTTCTCAGGCCAACTTGCAGGCCATCTGGATCCAAGGAGATACTCAAGTAGAGGGAGATATCCAACAGGACAAGAGTCAGGATCTAGAAGTCCCCGCAATCCCGATATCAACTCCTGGGTGACGTCGCCTTCTTGCTCGATGGCATACAAGATCTTCTGAAGAACAGTCTCTTCAGAAGCCTCATCTGTGACGCCGCTCCCTAGGCGGTCTTTCTCTCTGATGATACCTGGAAGAAGTCGATAGAGTTGCATTTCATCACGAAGCCAGCGTTGTAAGAGTAACCGAAGCCTTTACTCCCATCTGATCCTTGTCGATCGGGATGTCCTCAGAATCTGTCTTGAGAATCTGCATGTAGGCCGCAGAGATATTCGCATCAGCGGCAGGAGGAGAAGGCATAGTGAAAGTGTAGGCCCCGGTATCGTAGTCAACTGTCCCCACGGTAGTCCCGAGCTGATCTTTCAGGTTCCCCGCCCCGTCATCAAGAAGGGTCTGTGCTCCATCACTGATTGCCAATCCCTTTAACCCCGTACTAACGTCATAAGGATTGATTGGTGAAAACTTCGTTACGCCGTGGAAGGTGTCCTCAAGGCCATCACCGATTGCCAAAACCTCATTTCTACTGTAGTCCAGCTCGTGACGAAACTCGACATAGACAATCACACCAGCAGCAGGAGCGGCAGTAAATGTTCCGGTGATCGCCCCAGTATCATAGTTAACAGTTCCTACAACTGCGCCGAGGCTGTTCTTGAGATTTCCTTCTCCATCATCCGTCAGGACCTCAATCTCGTTTCCGTAGTACATCCTGACAGTTTCAGGCACTATAGCAAGTCCTGGATCTTTCGTAACAGTGTGGGAAAAGGTAGTCTCTAAATCATCTCCAAGGCCAATTGCTTCTGTCACCTTGTAGGATGCAACGAGAAGCTCGACCAAGCAGTAGTCAATGCCAGGAAGCGCCTTGACTGCTGAATAGAGCGCACTGATACGAAAATCACTTCCGGGCTGCACATCACTCGACTCAAACAGAGTTTCGATTGCCGCTTGAACAGCTGCGAGAACATCAGCTTCAACGTAGTTCGAAGCGACACGAATGGACATCGTGATGTCAATATAGACAATGTTTCCGTCAAGCACTTCCGTGTGAGTACAGACACACTTCACGCCGTTCGGACCATTGTCATTAAAGTAGGCACTTAGGGCATTCTTCAACCCAATCGACGGCGTAGTGACGTCACCTGCGTAGTCACGACCCCACACATACAACTCAACAGTGTTCAACTCAGGAATCTCCTGCTTCAACTTCGCCTTTGCAAAAGCAGGAGCGCCGTAGGTTGGATCACTGAATGCGTTCGCTAGAACATCATAGTCAGTCTCGGTAACTGCCCTGCCGTTTGCCCTGACCCAATAGGGAATCCACAACTTGGCATGGGAAACGGTCTCGGCATCTTCTCCGCCTGATCCACGATAGGTATCATTCAGAATAGTCACCGATACATAGGATGCGGGAAATACCAGCTCTCTCTGCCCTTGAACAGTTCCAGCCAACTGGTTAAGAGCAATGTTGCCCTCAACACCGCCGCCGGTTCTGTATGCTACGGAGAGAACCGCTCCAACGGGAGGTACTCGACCACTCGTTCCATCTCCAAAACTTACAGTCACAACACCGGTCTCACTGTACGCAACACTGAAAGCTTTGGAATCGCCATCAGCCAACACCAGCGTAGAAATCTCAGACCAGATGTCACCGTCAACGAGAACTTCCACTGTATCTTCGACCACTGACTTTTGCGACAGTATAAGCTTCTGCCAAGCAGTCCCATCCGAGCTGAATGTCTCACTTCTGTTTACTCCCGAAACAAACGTCATGTTGGCTGTCACCTGGCCTGCTTCAATTCGAAAATCTTCGGTAGTGACGAAAGCTACACCATTCAAACTTGAAAGAGATGTACCAGCGGGGATTATGACTGCTTCACCATAGACAGCGTCAATTGTCGCCTTTACCACTACAGAAGCAGACGTTGCCGTCCTGAGCTGATACCCCAGCAGTTTGCCAAGGAGAAGCACAGATAGGCGATCCCGCGCCGTCGGGAGAAACAGCTCATTGGCAGTATAGTCAACGAAGAAAGACAGCACGTCGTGGGAGTAACACACGAGATCCATGAGGGCTTGACCCATTCCGGAATCGTAGAAGTCCTTCCAGGTCGTAGGAAACTTGGCCATCAGGTGATTCTTAAGGGCTTCTCTGATGGTCAAGAAGTCCCGTGCAGTGTAGTCAATACTGGGAACTGTCGTCGGATTGCTCATACTAACTACTCCTCATGTTCAAGATATCAGGAGTGATCTCGAACTGGACCACCTGATATGAATCATGAATCACATCTACGTTCTGTTTGTACGAAAGTGAACATCTGAGCGTGTTGTCCCGCGCTTCAACCTTGAAGTCAACAAAGGTAACACGATCATCCCATCGCTCGATTGCTTGTTTTACCTCAGTTCGAAGTTGATTCGCGAGCATCTCATCATTCGGTTCACCCACAGCACCAGGCAGGTTAGTCCCAAACTCAGGAAGCATCACCCGCTCACCTAGACGAGTCAGTACGATCCAAATGACACTACTTCTGATGATATCTTTGTCGTCTTTTGGTTCGATTACAGAAGGAATCGTCAGGCCCCAATCAAGCGCTATGCCGCACCAGAATCGAGACATTACATCTTACCCCCATGTTCTTCGAAGCCACTAACATTAGTAGCATGCATAAACCAGCCACCATCCTTGGCTGTTTTGATGATTCCTTTGTGATGAGTATGGAAATAAGTATTTTTTGTCACTGAGATGTCCAGATCACCTTCAGTGTCTACCACCGGTCCAAGCCAAGGATCAATCCTGTAATGCCCCGCTCGCACCGTCAAATCATGAGTACTGTCAATCTCGATCTCATTGGCTTGCAGTGACAACTTTCCTGTAGGACACGAAATCAAGATCGAACCACCCGCACTACTGATCGTCATTTTCGACGGCTCGTCCGGATGCTCTGCGTCTTTGTTGCTCTCCATCAAAACTTTCATGTCGTCATACATCAACTCAAGAAGCTTTGTCTGGATAACGCGAAGTACTGCATTCGAACCCCAGGGGGTTTTGAAAACGAAAATGTTTGGATATTTGTCCGTTTCGCCAATGAAGGAAGGAACTTCTTCGGACTTTCCGTACCAAGTTCCCATGTACACTGGATGTTGCACATCACCTTCTTCAAAGATCACCCATACAGTTGCGCCGATCGAAGGAATGGCGATTATCCCGCTAGGTTCTGTTGGAGCAGCTTCCGTCCCCTCTGCTTGATTTACAGGGACAGAAAGACCACCGCCAAAGAACGGAACGCACGGTTCAGCCCAAGGAAGACCTTCGGGATCAACCTGCTCACCATAGATCTGGGGCACATTCACCTTGATGCGACCCATATAAGGTGGCTTTTCCAAGGAATCATCATTATCGACGACATAGCCTCTGTAGATTCCGGGGTACTTCATACCAGTAATCTATCTATCACACTTTCAACACTACTATGTCTACTCTGTTCCATGGCTCGTTTGATATCAGCTTCCGTGAATTCGACGGAGTTGTGGTCACAGTAGAAACCACCACCTACACTAACAGGAGCTCCTTCTAGTGACGTGAGTTGGTTGTGGTCACAGTGGAAACGACCACCTACATCTCGAGGGCCGCGACGAAGTGACGTGAGGAGGTTGTGGTGACAGTAGAAAATACCACCTACACTAACAGGAGCTCCTTCGAGTGACGTGAGTTGGTTGGAATAACAGTAGAAATCTCCACCTACATCTCGAGGACCGCGACGAAGTGACGTGAGTTGGTTGGAATAACAGTAGAAATCTCCACCTACACTAACAGGAGCTCCTTCGAGTGACGTGAGTTGGTTGTGGTCACAGTGGAAATTTCCTGTAACTACACGAAACTGTACGGGAATCTCAACTAGACCTAGACCACCTATGTTACAGTCACCTTCTACATCTACATAACGATCAACCACCTTGTACTTGACTTTCCTTTGTCTGAGTAGTTGTAGAAATTGTTGTGGGGTCATTATTTTCCCTTTACAGTACCACGACGCTCCAAGAATGTCAGTGTTTTCGAACCTCTACCAGAAATGATATGATACAGCGCGTAGATCAGATATCTTCCTGAGCTGAAAAGCTTCTGCCCGCCTACAACCTTTGCGTCAATCTCGGCTATCTCACCAATCTGTGCGGCATGAAGAAGTAGAGTTGAAATTGCTACCCGCTCATTCATTCGCAACTTCCAATCTGTTCGTGTCTTGAGCTCAGTTGGAAAGTCAAGATCGAGAGCGTCCATTAAGATGCTCTGCACTTTTGCGGGCAGGGGCGATACCGGGTCAGGTTTTGTTGCTCCGAGTAGTGGATAGTTGTAAGTACTATCATTCGCAAGAAAGGAAACCATGTAAGGAACACCCTGGGCTTTATTCACATCAAATGTCACTGTTTTCGTCCCGAAGTTGGAGGGATCCAACTTAGTTGTAGATGTATACTCAGTGATGAATGCTCTGCCAAGAGGATCAAACTCGGATTTCGACGCCCCGGTGGGCTCCCAACGAAACTTCAGCTTTGGTTCTCCTGACCGCGATTGCTTATCCAGCGAAGTAAAAACCAACTTTGGGGGGCTATCCTGTCTGATGTAAAGAAGAAAAACTTCCTCAGGATTCTTTGCCCGCGCTCGAGGAAGCAACTCTTCGGTAAGAAACTCAAAATCAGTCATCCATCCCTGCCGAAGTGTATACTTGTCAGTGGTCTCAATCAGGTCAGTATCAAGAATGTATTCTTTGGCAATAGCTTCGATCATCTCCGAAATGGACTTCTTGATGAAGACTCGCTGAGTGGCCCTTCTTTTGAAGTCAAAAAACTCGTCTTCGGCAGTGATTGTCACATCAATCTTGTCCGCGGTCGACACAAGCTTCAACCCTGTAACTCTTGCTTCCTTCCACTTCGACCAAAATCCCTTTGTGTCAACGTTCGTAACAGCACCTATTCGTATATTCACTAAGATATCGGTCTGTTGTGCGATCTTGTTCCACCGCGACGCATCCCTGTCCATAAAGCGAAGATGATACTGAGACTTGCCATAGATCGATTCGAATACTCGAACGGAAAGCGAACCCACCTTTTGAAAATTCACAGTGTTGCCACCCACCTGAACATCTACAGTATCAGCAATTATCATACGAAAGTTCTACCTTGCTCGATGGCCTGTACCACCAGCGCTTTGTATGGAATCAGAAGAACCCGCCCTATGACCAAATCCTCAAACGGGTTCGCAATCCCGTTACACCGGGCAATGACCCACCAGAGATTCACGTCCTGATAGTGTCTCCAAGCAATGAGATCAATTCGTCCGATATCTGCAGCAGTGATTGTGTACCTAAAGTACGTACCTTCGCTCAGAGGGAGCTCTGGAAGTGTCTTGATCGCCGGAGCCTTCCACAAGCCATAGCGGCGACGGCCGGGGCCCACGAAATCGTCAACATGAATATCAGTCAGTGCGTACCTGTTGTCAACAACAACTCGTTTTTCAAGATGCTTGATCATTTACCGGGCTCCTTACCAAGACGCGGCGGGCGTCCCCCCTCCTCGCGCCTTGCCTATAAACTGGAAGTCAAAATCTGCCGACTTTGGATTCTTGTCAAGAGTTAGATCTGACTCCTTGTTGTAGAAGTCAGCGATGAACTCAAACTGAACATTGGCTCGGTAAGGCATCCCGGTATCAATATCATATGGCTCGTCCCACTTCACAGTCAAATCTACGATGTATCCGATTCTACTAAACCAAGATCCTACCTGAACAGTAACCGGTGTTCGAATAGTCTCAACGTTGTCGGGAAGAGCGATCTTGAAAAAGGCCAGAACGACTTCTTTGAGCTTCTCCGGAGTTTGAATTGCGTTCTGCACACCCACGACAAGATTGATCTCAACTCGCATCGGCTTGAACTTGCCGCCCCGCCAGTCATAACCTTTCGGATTCGACGCCCTCTGCTTGGTCTCTCCAGGAACCTCAAAGCGATTCTCGTACCCATCACTGAACCCTTGCTCGAGTTCAAAGTCGAGGGTTATCCCCTTTGCGCTGATTCGCAACCTTGCTGAACCTGCTGTGTTGTCATTCATGCAGGGTTCCAATCAAGATCCATTCCGAAATCAAGATCTTTTCCGCCGCCAACAAGCGCGTCAGCAGTATCCGTGAATCCGCCCTTCAGTGTGTTATTGATGTTCAAAAGCAGATCTTCCACTCTTCCTGCTGACGACCCTTCTGCACCCGAGACGGAAGGGGTAGCTCCGGGCAACATACCCTTTAACCACTCAGGAGCCATTCCTTCAAGAGTCGGCTCGATCGGGATCGCAGCCGCAGCGCCTTCAGCTGTAAGGCCACCGCCCTTCTTCTCAATCGGAAGATGCTCCCACTCCCTTTTTGTCCACTTGTATTCTCCTGTCTCACCGCCGCGGCCAGTAATCCGCCCCCACAACCCTTTTGCCCAGTGTGCAATGAATCCGCCTAGATTCGTGAATAACCAACTCCAGTAGTCCCAGATGATCAGTCCAGCGTTCTTCAACTTCACCAGAAAATCCTCTCCAGGAACGAGTTTGTGAATTGCCCATCCGAGTGCCAACAATCCCGCAATCAATAAACCCCAGGGTGTCAAGAACAGAAACCGAACCAATGGTATCAGCGCTGAACGGAACAGCCAGCCTAGCCCACTTCCTAACATCATAACCAGAGGAAGCATCCACCCAAAGAGTTGCCCGATGATAAAGAGTGCAATACCAATATCGAAAATCCAGGCCGCCAGTGATTGTCCCCCAATCTGAACTTTGCTCATGTCCTGAAAAGCCTTAACAACAGGCTTGATCCACCTCTCGTAAAAGTTTGAAATCCAATCCAGTATTTCTTTGCCGCGAATCTTCCAACGAGCGATGAACTCATCCCACCAACGGGGAAGCTCAGCTTGAAGCCACTTCGTGATCCTCGGAACATGCTTCTCAATCCAAAGGCCGAATACTCGAGTAAGCGAACGAGCCGCCTCTTGTGATTTTATGGTGATCCAGTCCAAGAACTTTCTCACCTCAGGATGACGGATCAGTGACCTAAACATCTCGATGAATGGTGTGATAACAGGCTCAAGAAACGCAAAGAACTCCTCTATTGCCGGGCCCAGTATTGTACCGACCAAGAATCCCTTGATGAGAGAAAAATTCTTGTGCATCTCATCTTTGAAAGATCTTGCCAGTTCCTTGAATCCGGCCCATCTCCTTGTCTTTTCAGCAAGAGTACCCCCTTCTTCCTCTGGTTTCTTTTTCCCCTCAGCCTTTCTGAGAAGTTGGACTATTCCGAGAAGAGCCTTACCGAGGTAGATCATTGATATTCGAAAATCATCAGTCATCCCAATTGAAGCTGACGCTGTTGTTGCAGCCCCGGGCGTGACTTCTGCTCTGAATGTACCTGACAACTTTGGACCGCCTTCTGCCCCACCTCGCACAGAATTGATCTCTGCCTTCATTGAAGAGGCCAAGTCTTCAAACATCTTCCTCGCTTTGTCAACAGCCTCTTGGGCCGGACCTGTTACTTGGTCGTCAAACTTTGCCCTAAAGATCTGCTCAGTTAGAAGTTCTTCAGCCATCAGTGAATCCTCGCCCTACCGAGCGTTCCCGGCATCGAAGGTGCGTCGTACGAACCTGACTTTGCCTGAGCCTTTCTTGCCTCTTCCATCAACTCGTTGAAAGCACGTTCGAAGTGCTCGAACTCAGGAATGGTCATCGCTGATGACTCGGTGATTGTCACGTTTCCTCCGATCGCCAACGCCAACTGACGCTTGTACCGAGCAGTCAGAAACTCACGACCGCTAGGAAACGTTCGGGCGAAAAAACTCGCGGGTCAGAGTCAGGAGCGTTTCGAACTCTGCCTGACAGAAGGGACAAACTGCCTTCAAGGTTAGATCGACGCCTGTCTCTCTTACGCTTATCGCCCGACGGATCGTCTGAGAGTCTCTGCCATGCATGCTTTCAACAAAGCGAAGTCGCTCGAGACTACTGGGCTCAGCACCGTCGATCGCGACGATATGTAAAGACAGACGATACCCATACCCCGGATCGCCATCATTTGCATTTGCTCCTTCGAGTTGCGCGATGTACTGGTCAACTAGGTCTTCGTCCTTGCCTCGAAGGAACCGTAATGTCACCTTCTTCTTCACCATCGGCAGGTCGACCTCGAACGGCTCGACGTCAGTCTCTGTCGCCATCTTGAGCATCAGCCCATCAGGAACTGTCATCTTATGGACGTACTCTTTCCCGCATCGGCACTTGATCTTATGCGGGTAATCTGACCCGTAACTCAGAGAGCGCAGAGTCAGAAGAAGGTAGTACTTGTCAGTCTGAAGCATTTCCTGAAGAGAAATGCACTCTGACTCAATACACCTGGCGAGCACTCTGTCCGCAATATCCGTTGCGTTCGTGTTGCTGGCAAACAATTTCTCTTCTGCGACGGTGATCGGACGAATCCAGACCTTTCCGTCAGGAAGAGCGTTTCCGTAGAACTTGCCTCTACTCGGCAGAGTTACCTCCATCGAGTAAGGACTACGTGTTGCTGCACCTTTAGGCAACTCCTTCGCCGCGGCAGGCGCCGAGGTTTTCTCCTGTGCCATGGTTCAGCCTCCTTCCGTGTTTCGTACTTAGGCCAGAATTGAACCCTGTCCAACCAACGACCCTCTGGCCGTGTTTCCACCAAATTGCTGCCCGCTGGAAGACGAGCTCTTCGAACCAGCCTTGCCTGGGATTGCTTTGTCGATCGTAAGAGTGCACGAGATCTTGTTGTTCTCGTTGGCGTTCATATCCCCGCCCCCGGGGTCGAGCTTGCTCGGCCAGCAGCCAATGAGAGTCCAGGTCCTCTGCAAGGTGCCGTCCGGAGCAAACATGACGACCTCCCCGCTCTTCTTGTAGTCCTTCGCCAGCCCGATCTTTCCGTTAGAAGGATCATACACTTGCCGTCTCCAGGCGATCAGCAATTGCCCGATACCTTGATCGGCAAAGTCCTTAAGGACGAGCTCGAGATTCTCGAACACCGCCCTGCCGGCGACCTTCCTGACCTCATTTGCATAGTTTACAGCCACCTCCTCGTTTGCTTCCTTCGGAAGCGGAAACGAGTCCAACGACCGCTGGAGCAGCCTGTTCTGGTCGATCGCAATCACCAGCGTAAAATTGTTCTTCCGCTGGGGCTCGAACGCACCGTTTTGGGCTGCTATGTGATCCGCACTTATGAATTCCGGCATATCTTGTTCCTCCTAGTGTGTTAGACAACCTTCTACAGCTCACTGAAGCTGGTCTGCTGGTTGAGAATAACGAAGTCAAGCTGGATCATCTCCGCAGTCTTGGTGGGCTTGAACATGACCTTCGCATACATCTCGTTCCGGTTACGCCGGGCCGCAGTGTTCGTAGTTTCGTCGCACACGACCTGATAGTCAGTGATGCCCCGGCGACCTCTGATTTCCTCCATGATCGGACTGACCAGGAGGCGGAAACGGGACCAAGTGTCCTCATCGTTAGGCTCACCAACAAGCGACAGCGTCGCCGTTGCGATTGCCTTCCGCATGTACAGCAGCAAGCGGCGGACGTTGATGCGATCAAGAGCCGTCGGCTGTCGCTGGGCTGTGCGCTGGCCCCAGATGACAATTCCCTGGCCGGCCATGTTGATGATTGGATTCAATGAGTTGCCATTCGAGTACATGTAGTCTCGCTCGCCCTGAGTAGCGGAGTACTCGACATTGAGGGCGTCACTGAGGAGGCCTCTGTTCAGGCCCAGTATCGCCCACCACGGATCGGCCACGAAGTCAGTGAAGGCAATCGCACCCGCAACGTGACCATCAGGTGGAATCCAGACTTCGGAGTCACTGTAACCATCATAAACTTTGATCCACGGATAGAACACTGCTCCGTAGGAACTGTTGATCGACGTGAGGGGATCTTCAGGACCGCCACCAAGACCGTTCATCCAAGCCACTGCCTGCTTCACTGTCTTGCCATACGGCGGAGCAGTAATGTAGATGCAGTCTGCTCTGCTCTCGCACAACGTCTGCATGGCGGAGATCACCGAGCGGTGACTGATTCCTGGCACTGCAATGACGTTGACGTCCTCAGTCTCGGGATTAGCAAACAGCTGCAATCCCGTTGCTGGAATCGTCGGCGGATCACCAACACTGCCGATGTAGTCAGAAACCTGTGCGGGTGCCCCGTCATCGCCACCAGAAAGAGTCACCGTCCCGGAGTCGAGCGTTGTCGAACTGGCAAGGGCCGTCACAGAGATGTACTCACTGATACCATTGATTCTGGTCATGATGTAATTGACGTCATCAACGTTCAGCGGGCCGACCTTCAAGAGGTCATACACTTCCGCAGACATTCCGTTGTAGAGAACGGTAATCTTGTAGGTGCCCGCATCGGTTCCGCTACCAACCAGTAAGGAGATGTTGTTCCCCCAAGAACCGGAGCTCACAGCCAGAACCGAGAAGGCATCGGCGAGAGTTTGGTCCTTAATCGTACCAGTGGCCTCGATATCGTAGTCTGCCACCCGGACAAACTTGAGCTGGTTTCCTTTTCTCAGGAACCGCACTGCCGCAAACAGGGCATAATGCTGCCCCGAAGGCGGTCCAAAGGTGTCAACGAGTTGACCCTCATCAGTGATGAGAGTGACCTCATTCACCGGACCTTTTGAAGCGGTCCCGATAAGACCCAGGATGGCCGTTGCGAGCTGAGGGGTGTACAAACTCAAGTCAACTTCCCTGCTATAGACACCTGGACTAACGATTACCATGGCTAACTCCTTCTTTTTGATTAACTAACAGACAACGATGCGTCAAATCTCACTTCAAGCCAATCCCCTGGCTCTGTCGACCCGACTTGTGAAACATAAACAGACAACACGTCACCGGCCATGACCGAAAGTGGATAGCCAAAAATAACTGAATCCTTCTGCTCCCCATCCATAAGTGTGAGCTTTCGATCATCGTCCACTGACCCGTTGACGACAAGCTTGAAGATCAGATCACTTCCTGTCGGAACTCGACCGAGACAGTTAACTTGCATGCCCGTAATGGAAGCAGTAGCAGGGACGATAAAGTTACCGTACGTCTTGCCGGCTTCAGCAACACCGACAATCAAAACGCCGTAGAGTGACGTATTTATCGAGCCCATCTGGTTCCCTTTCTCGCTTTCCGGCACGACAATCCTCTCAAGCCATGTAGGATCCAGTTCATCGATGTTGTCGTACAGGTCGATAATGATTCGATCAATGAGTGTAACTTCTGTGGGGTCATGAACTATCCAACCGTGTACTACGAAAGAAAAGGTACGACGAAGGGTTCGTTTTTCCTCCGTTCCGGTATCAAGACCGGAAGAATCAGTCATTCCCATGAACTGGGTCAACACGATTCTCTGGCCCATCGGAACTGGATGATCTACAGTCAGGTACAACTCATCTGCTCTCAACCACAGGACGAGTTGCGTCGTGAGATCATCAAGTTCGTGAATATGTCGTGCCCAGATGTCAACCTGGTAGATCATGTCCCACGGACTCGGCCTCACCATTCCCCAGTACTTCTGCCAGTTTGGAATCCACGTGAGCCTCGAAAAATTGAACCGCACGTATCTAGACAGATCGAGTTTCTGCTCAAGCCGAGCAATCGAAGCGATTGGAAGCGGGAAGGCTGTAACTTTTTCTTCAGGCAAACCTCGCTTTCGCGCAATCTGCTTCCTGATCTGAGCAAACGCCCGCTCTGGTGTGGCAAACACAGAAGGAATGCCGTAGTAGACATCTTGCTTGGCCGCGTCCTGTGTTCTTAGCTGAAGAGAGTGGACCTTCTGAACCATGGACTTATCATAGTTTGCAAACATCTGCACGTAGCGCTTTGGTACGTCTTCACTCATGACAAGTTCACGGCAAATTCAATGTCGATCTGAGATTCAACAAGCGCCTCAACTATCTCCTCTTGACTCATCTGCGTTGCCCGAATGGTCGACTCAAAGAGAAGCTTCCACTTGCTACTCTCATGAACGAGCTTTTCCAACCAACGGAGATTCTGGCGCTCATTCGAGAACTCAACAAAAACCGCGTTCAGCTTGGTTGAGTGGTCCAGAGCACCAAAGAGAGATTCTCTCAACTCAAGGCACTGAAATCGAGAAAGCAGAATTGCAGCCTCAGGCCATCTGGAGCACCTGAGTGCTTTCAGCTCTCGATCGAGCCACAACTTGTACTTTTCTACGAACTTTTGCATTCTGCCATCACTCGCTTCTTCATCAATGTAGCCAAATGGCTGAATCCGGTTTTTACTGTGCGGATGTGTGTACACGGAGGCATCGTCTGATTTCCGTACTCAAAAATGTCTGCAAGATTCGCCGGGTATCCAAGCCGCTCCAACCTTGCCCTATCAACCACCAGAACAACTGTGCAGTCGCCGGGCTCGCCTTGTTGATCAACCTTGAGACAAGACATGTAATCCTTGAGTGTCTTTGGCAGATCCTTCAAGAAAGGATAGATGATCTTCATGTCATCAGTGACGAGCAGGGATCCGAGTCGATTCCGAATACGAAAGATAAGCTGATCCCGGGCGGCCTGCAACAGCATCGTAGGAAGCTTTTTCTTCTCATACGACACAGTCGTTTCAGGAGGTCGGTGATCAGTTGACTGTGTCTCGAACCCGAACATACTGTCTGCCTCGTACTAGTGAGCAAGTACTAGTTTGATGGTACAAATAGTTATACTCAGGGAAAGGAGTTCAACTGGATAGTTATGGACCTACAACATCAACCGACTGCGGCTGATAGAGATGAGCCTTCATCTGGAAGTAGAGAGCAATGTCTGTATTACCCCACCATGCGGAAGGAACACAAGTATCAATCTCGTACTCCTTGTAGTGATACCAGAAGTGATCACCAATCCCTCCGACCATAGTCACTTCGTAAGTATCAGGATTTTGCGTAGCTAGACCGGCACTGATGAGATCAGGAACAGTGATTTGCAACTCTGCCGTTCGCACATCTTCAACTCCAAGCTTTGTCAACGGCTGGGTAATGATTGATGGTACAACAAAAGCGCGAACTCCAACCTTTGGGGTCCATCGTTTCTGCGGTTCAGCGATTTCCCCGTGGATCTCATCGAGTTCTCTAACCTGTGTGAGGAGTCGCTTGTAAGGAATGATCGGGAAGAACTGTCGAGAGTACCCCTTTGTAAGATTGTAGATGTTCTCTACTTCAGTGGCACTCGGAAACTTTGGCTTGAGAGGAAATCCCTCTTCCGTGAAGGCAGCTTCCTCCAATGCCTTCTTCATGGCAGCACAACCCAGAAGCGAATCTGCTGCTGACCCTCTCGTGCAAGGCTTTACGTCAGGCATTGCCCCACCAGCCCATCTATCACACTTTCAACACTACTACGTCTACTCTGTTCCATGGCTCGTTTGATATCAGCTTCCGTGAATTCGACGGAGTTGTGGTCACAGTAGAAACCACCACCTACACTAACAGGAGCTCCTCTGAGTGACGTGAGGTGGTTGTTGTTACAGTAGAAAACTCCACCTACACTAACAGGAGCTCCTTCGAGTGACGTGAGGAGGTTGTGGTCACAGTAGAAAACTCCACCTACACTAACAGGAGCTCCTTCTAGTGACGTGAGGAGGTTGTGGCTACAGAAGAAACTTCCATCTACACTAACAGGAGCTCCTCTGAGTGACGTGAGGTGGTTGTGGTCACAGTAGAAAACTCCACCTACACTAACAGGAGCTCCTTCTAGTGACGTGAGTTGGTTGTGGTGACAGTAGAAAATACCACCTACACTAACAGGAGCTCCTTCGAGTGACGTGAGGTGGTTGTGGTCACAGTAGAAATCTCCACCTACACTAACAGGAGCTCCTTCTAGTGACGTGAGGAGGTTGTTGTTACAGTAGAAAACTCCACCTACATCTCGAGGGCCGCGACGAAGTGACGTGAGGAGGTTGTGGTGACAGTAGAAACTACCACCCACACTAACAGGAGCTCCTTCGAGTGACGTGAGTTGGTTGTGGTCACAGTGGAAATTTCCTGTAACTACACGAAACTGTACGGGAATCTCAACTAGACCTAGACCACCTATGTTACAGTCACCTTCTACATCTACATAACGATCAACCACCTTGTACTTGACTTTCCTTTGTCTGAGTAGTTGTAGAAATTGTTGTGGGGTCATAATCAAGACCAATCAACATCAGGTAAAAATAATCGGAGATTCTTGGAATCGTCCCATTTGTATCAGGCGGTCTGTCACTTCCTTGCGATCGGACTCCCCTTCAGTTCTAAGTACATCCGCATCGGTCATCATCTGCCCGCCCGGAACCGGAATAGTACCTCCGTACTTGCCCCGAATTCGCGCGAGGACAATCTTTGCCTCGGCAACCGCCAGCTTCTTGAAATCCCGTGACAGACCGCCCTTGAGTGCGAAGAACTCTTCAACGGTATAGTCTTGGGAAACGACATAGAAGATATCATAGGGACCAGACCAACAATCGACATACAAGGTCTTGGTACTTTCGTCCTCATACCAGTCAGGATCGGTGCCGCGAACCTTCTGGTAGGTCTCATAGAAGGATTTCAGCATGTACCAATCACCAAGGGGCATCCGAGGGAATACCATCCTGTAGAGAATCTCAAACACGTTCATCTGGGCATACTCACGATATCTATCAGGCAGCATGCACTTGACAAGCACTACACCGCGATCTTCGGGTTGAAGAGGAATCATAACGGCGCCTGTTCGGTTTGCTTCAACTCGAGGGACAGGCTTGATCACGAAGGTATTGATCTGGTCAAGGGCGTTGTTGATGGCATCATCAACTTGCTCGGGAGACAACTCGACTTCCATGTTACAGGCACCGAGTTGCCTCAGGATGTACTTTCGAACTTCTTCCCTGTTAACGATTTGGCTCATGCGCTGTGTACTCTCGTTTTGTGCATCACCAGCCCGCGCTGGGAAGCAAATTCCTTCCCACAGCCGGGCACTTCACACTTGAAGACAGGACCCGCAGAAGCCGAAGGAGGCGGGGGAGCCGCAGGAGGAGGCGGGGGTGGGGGAGTTTTGGGCGGGGCGGGTAGGGTAGAAAGTGTCTCCTCGTTCTCCTCAGGCGGTTTGCTCGTTGCGCTCTCGAGGGATTTGACTACGACTTTCTCTCCTTCCCCTTCGTTATTTCCGAGTTTGGGCCCGGCGGGAGGAGGCGCTGCGGCGGGAGGAGGAGGCGCACGTACGAGCTCAGGGGGTCTGATAATACCTTCGAGATGATGATACTCAGTCAGGTGAACCTTCATCGAGAGCGAGCTACCCGTGCGGAAGATGTCACAATGCTTACACGTATAGATTCCATTCTTGAGAACGTAATCGTTCGTCTCGTCGTTTCTGAAAGTCTGCTCCAACTTCCTCACAGGAGCAGGAGCTGGGGCGGGACGCGTTGGCACAATAGAAGCAACAGCTGTCTCCTTCTGGACAGGTTGATTCTCACTGATCTCCTCTCTGGTCAACTGCCTGAACCCGATAAAACGAGAAAACCACTGCTTGGTGGTACTCTGGCCAGATTGAAACATTACTTGCCCCCCTCGCTCACAAGGGAGGAAGATCGTGAAGGGATTTCGATTCACATACTTGTACACTTTTGCCATACTCCTACTCCTTTGGCTTTTGACGTGTTGTTATACTAGTTGAACAAAGAGAACACTGTACGTTTTGTGTGTTTACAGAAGTGAGATAGGATTAGATTTCAAGCTCTTCTTCTGCCCATAGGAAAATATGAACACAAAAAGAGAGGCAGGTTGTTACACCTGCCTCTCTTACTCGTAACCTCTTCGATTTAGAAGTGATTACGGACCGAAAGGACCACCGGACTGGGTGATGTTTCCGGTTGCATACATGCCGCTGTTTACAACCTTCAAACCGGTACGCATCCCCATTCCCTTACGGGAAATCATATCATCGAGCGTGATCGTACCAGTCGTGAACAACTGCAGGTACGGCGCATAGATGTAGCCGGTATCGAGGAAGCTCGACCCTTTGTGCCCCATCAGGAACTCACCCGTCGGATAGCCCGGATCTTTGAAGACAGTGAATTCACCGACCTGTCCGATCTTCCGCACGCCCGCCAAACCCGACGGCGACGTGTTCCCTAACTGGGTGCCCTTGAACTTGCTGATCGTCTCGACCACGTTGCAGAACGCGACATCACCGACGATCCAGTTACCAACGGCACGCTGGGTCTTGCTGAAGATCAAGTTGCTCTGCTGCACGAGAGCATCGTACAACGACTCCTTGTGCCAGATCCAAGGCACACCCTGGGGGGGAGTACGATCCCACGTCACATTGCCTGCAGAAGCGACCTGCCGGATGTGCCGGATGATCTTGTAGTTGAGTTCCTTGGCGATTTCATTCGCCATGAACGCGACGAGTTCCACTTCAGCATTGATGCCGTGGTAGGACTGGAAGTCCTGCTGGGCTTCGAGCGACCACCGCGCGCGCAGCTTCTGCGTCCGTGCCGTCACAGGCGCGGACGTCAGCTGCAGGTCGATCTCAGGAGTGTCAGCATTGGCTTCCGAGTTGTACTCGTAGGAGGCCGTGATCGGATCGGTTCCGGCAGGGGGAGCCGCAAAGGTGATGTTATAACCACCAGTAGCATAGTCAATGGTGCCGTTCGCGGCCAGGTCACCAACCATGACTCCGTTGCCATTGTCCGTAGCACGCTGGTTGCCATCCGTGATCAGCAGAGTTCCCGGACGCACAGGCAGATACCCGAGCGTTCCATGGAAGTTGACCACCAAACCATCACCAGTGCCGACGCTCTCCTCCTCCACGATCTCATCCGTGTAGTGGTAGCTCTTCGACGGTCCGGTCCGGACGTCGTACATCTTCGAGCCCCTCGACACGTTGCCCTTGTTCGACCCGTAGAGCACGTCGAAATAGAAAACCAGGCCCGTCGGGGCATCCAGCGGTGAAACCGTCACCAGCTCGGAAGCCACCAGGTTTGCCATCACAGCGCGCAGGATCGGGAACACGAACTTCTCAAAGCTGCCGACCTGAAGAGTCCTCGTCGACTCATCCAAGCCCCTCAGCCAGTGAAGGGTATTCTCGAACAACTGGGCCATGACGGCCTTGTCGTAGTCACCTTCGACTCCTTCCATGAAGTTGACTTCACCGGACTCCTCGAATCCGCGAATCAGCTTCCCTGGAATCTTGCTCCAGCGCTCGGCCAGCACCGTGCCCTTGGCAAGCGTGCTCTCGAGCAACTTCTTTGTCTCGTTGCCGTCCATAGATCTTGTACCTCTCGATTACTTGCCTTCTCCCGGAACAAGATGTGAACAACCATCGTTCACGCTTCCGCTTGAAGAACAGTCACGTTAAGTTATACGTTGCAATCCACACTTCCCACAACAGTGTCTCAATCTTTAGGTGAGAAGTGCCAACATTCCTATGAGTGAAGACGACGGACTGTTGCACTCATCAGGTTCGAGCCCCTCGCCTCGGTCACAGGTGCCGCTGCGGCCTTGCCCGCAGTAGTGACGCGCTTCACGAGATCCTTGGACTCCTGAGTCACCTTGTCGGGCTGCTTGGCCTTTTCCTTCTTCTCCACAAGGACAGGAGCCGGAGCGGAAGCCTCAGAAGCAGGCTGCGTCCTCATACTTCTGATCAAAGTCTCTGTCACCTGCTCGACAGTCTTGCTCACTGGAACAGCCGGCGCGGCCTTGGGCTCTTCCTTCTTCTCCACAAGGACAGGAGGAGGTGGAGGAGGCTGTTCAAGAGACTCGTCCTTCTTGCCCTTGGCCTGGCTGGTCATCTTGTGGATCAGCTTCGCCGCAGCCTTCACGCGCTTCTTCTCGTGTACGAGTTCTGCCTGTACGGCCTTCACGCGCTCGACGAGACCAGCAATGAGCTTCTTGGCTGCTTCGTAGCGGACTTCCGGAACTCCACCACCACCGTCCCCAAGCTGTTGTTTGAGTTGATCGTTCTCGGTCACCAGCGCCGCCATCATCTCCTTCACGTTCATGTCTTCCTCCTTTTCAGAGGGTTGCGGGTTTGTCTCTGACGACTTCATCTGTTCATACTCGAGCACGATGTTACTCTCGCCGAAAGCCGGCTCAAGAAGACGGACAACGAATTTCTTGTTGCCCTTCGAGCAAACGCGCACCAGCACGTCGCCCTCCTGCTTCTCCAGGAAAGTTACCACTTCTAGTTCGGCCTCCGGACACTCCTTCATATGCGCGAGTAGCTTCTTCGCCGGGATGGAAACGATGGTCCCGTCCACTACTGCCTTGAGATCAGCCTCGGTCGCTTCGTGCAAAGCCTCATACCGGACCTGGTCGACATTGACGCCCTGCGCCTTCAACTCTGCGGCGAGCTGAGTGATTGTCGCCTCGTTGGAAGGATGACCAGCCTTGTTGAGCTCGGCTTCCAGGTCACCGCGCCACATCAGGCGCTGCCGGGGCGTACCCTTGATACTCTTGGCGACAGTCGACGCCAGATCCCTCATGGTACCTTCCTCGACCGATTCTTTCTTGGCCTTTTCCTTCTTCTCTTTCTCGGCCTTCTCCTCTTTTTCCTTCTTCTCTTTCTCGGCCTTCTCGGCCTTTTCTTCCCTCTCCTTCTCAGCGGTTGTCTTCTCGCCCTTCTTCTCACTGGAACCAGAAGGAGAAGACTTCTTCTCACCCGAGGATGAGGACTTTTTCTCGCTCGAAGGAGCAGATCTCGAACTGCCTTCCTCACCGCCGCCTTCACCTTCTTCGCCACCAGTACTGCGAGCGAGTTCCTTCTTCATGACCTTGTCAGCAAGAATGCGAATCAAGGTCAACGCCTGGGACTTCAGCTTGATTGCCTCAGGATCATCCATTGGAGCAAGCCGGTCAATCAGATCAATTCCTCTGGGAAAGAGCTCAATAAGCTCGGCGATGTCCCTCTCGTCTTCGCCCACTGCCACTTCAAGCTTCCTCACGATCTGCTCGGCTTCGGCTTTCCAGTTGTTGACTGTGTTCGTCCCGGTGACATCCATATCACGCGCCGCAGTGGCGGGAAGCCCCCCAGGAGGAGTCAGCTCCTTCACTCCGGCATCCTGAGTAGCCTTGGGCAGCTGGGAACCAAGATCACCGTCACGTTCGGTCATCCTCGGACCCGGATAGGCTTCACTCACGCTCGGAAGATAGACAGCGTCCCAGGTATCAAGCACGTAATTGTCCTGCACCTCATCAATGCCATCGACCTGTTTCACATCACCGCGGCCACGAGAGGAAATCCCGACCTTCACACCGGCTTCGTGTAGCGCCTTTAGAATTCCGCCGCGGGGTGTATTGAGGATCTCATAACGGCCCAGGACATACTCTCCGGGCTTTACGCCCATCTCTGCCAGGCCCAGCTCGGCGATCTTTGCCTCGGCCAAGTTCTCGATCCAGGCATCGGTGATGATGTGAGACACGCGCTCCAGGTGAGTGTTACCGCTCTCAGGATGCTCGAGCTCGCCGAGAACAGTCCTCATCTTCAGCCGGCTTCGGAACGGAGAACCTTCTGCCAGGTTTCTGTCCCAAACAGCCTTGGGATACCGGCGGTTGTTCTCGTTCTTGCAGTTGATCTTGCCGAAGATTCCTTCGATTACCCATGCCTTCCGCCCATCACCTTTCCCCTCAACAAGAACGAGGGGCTTGGTAGGAATGAAGGTTTCCGGCGCCCGCGTCTCTTTCAGGATCTTCATCGCGTTTGTCTCCTTAGAAGGTCACTGTACTTGGTCTCTTAACGAAAGCTTCTACCTGCTCCATGCTTAAAGGTTCAATGCGGAAATCACCATTAAGTAGCAACTTCGCCGAGTAGAAGTTCCAAAGATACTCCAGAAAGCCTACTTCTGCTGGCACACCCATCTTCGACAACCACATCTCAAATTCCTCTGGAAACATCTCGTAACTATCCTGATTCGGAAGAGCCACCACTATCGTCACCCCTTGTGGCTCTCTCATCCCGATAATGAAACCGCCTTCAAACTCAATGGGAGGATACTTCATCTACTTCGCGTTTCAACCCACGCCCTTTTCAGAGCGACATTACTTCGCAAACCCCTGATGCAACCTGTACCTGGGCTTATCCAGGGAAGGCTTCGGCATTCTCCCTTGCGGAAGCTTCGCCACTTTCCGCTTCAGCACGGCTTCTTCGACCCTCGCAGACAGCTCAAGCAGTTCTGACTCCTTGAGGTTCACGAGATACTCCGTGTCGATGTTCGGAAACAGCTTGGCCATCTCTTCGCTTGAAAGGTCGTTCAAGACGGTCCTGGTCTCCTGAATCAGAACTTCAGGATAGCCTGGAATTACGTTCGGGAAGAGCTTAAGAAGGTAGTCCTTCTTGTCCTTGTCAAAGGCATCCAGAAGACCATCCACAGCCGTCTCCTTGATGACCAGCTGATCATCCTTCAACTCGAACAACGGTGACTCGGCCTTCTCGGCGATTACTCTGTACATCTCCACGAGACACAGCGCTGACAGCGCCGGCATGCAGGCCGTGACTGCCTTCTCTGCCGGCACCTTCCACTGGGCAACATCGGCGCCAAACAGCTTCTGCATTACCTTCAGGATAGTGTTCGGATCACCTTGGATAAGAGCCGCCACCGGACTCTTGAACGCCTTGGCAAACGGAGCCAGGCGGGGGAGGACTTTCTGAAGAGGAACCTCCTCCTGCTTTCCACTCTTACGGATGATGACGAGCCTCTGGTAAGCAGGCTGCGGGACGGGGTTCGCCTCGTCAAGAACTTCAATCAGGACCAGGGCCGGCAAACCGGCGTACATGAGATCTTCCTGCTTGATCGGCGTTTCGTCCTTGATGGCCTTGATCAGGAAGGGCCAGTACTTTTCCTTCTCGATCATGCGATCTTCGCCAACCTTCTTAGCCTTCTCGAAGTATGCGACCATGTTCTTCAGTACGGCATCAGTCGCGCCCTTGAGGTCAACGACAGGAGCCATTTCGATGCACTCTTTCATCTCGATTTCTCCTTCTTCGCCTTCATCCTCACCTGGTGTAGGATCGAACTCGTTCATGAAAATTGATGCCATGCGGCCTTCCTCACCTGCTTCAGTCAACAGCGCTGGATCGAAAGGATCAACGCCAACGCTCTCTCGGGCCATCGCCTTCCGCTTCGCCTTGGCGCTCATCTTATTGTACCAGAGATCACCGCAAACAGCGGAAGGGTCAGTGACGTCAGGGCTCGACTTCTTGACGCCAAGTACACATGAGTCAAACCAAGCTTTGGGTGGTCGTCTAGGCATACTCTCCTGCTCCCTCACGTGGCTTCGGCGGATACTGCACGAGTGAGCAGAACACGCCATCACCATTCTCGGCAGTCAGGCGAATGCGAACGTATTTCTGCTCGGACATGAACAGGATCACGGCGAAGCTCAATCCCACCATCGTAATGTTCAGCAGACCGGCGGCCGCATGGGTAGAGAAAAGCACGAGAGTCCAGTTCGTCCCGTCGTTACTCTCGTGGACTTCAACAGTCACAGGCTGTTCTGAAGCATTCCGCATCAGCACCGAGGCGCCCGCAAAATGGATCGGCCAGTTACTGAATACCTCGCCGGCAGGTCCCCGAAGCACAAACTGATCTCTTTCGACTCTTTCCGAGGCCATGATTCCTCCTATGCGAAGTACTTCGCAAGTAGTTTTTCAACTTCGTCTTCGATGTCCTTCTTTTCCTTCTCTTCGTTGACAGATTCTACTGGAGCTTGCCCACCTTCCGGAGGCGCACTACCAAGATCGGACGGTTCCGGTGGCGGCTGAGTTAGGTCCGGCCCCGCGGGCGGGGCGGGCTCAGGTGAAGGTTCGGGCTCAGGGGGCATTTCAGGCTCACTCTGCCCTTCAAGATAGTCTACCAAGGACTTGTGAACCTTCTTCAGGTCCAACTTGATCTTGTTGGCGTTAAGAGAAATCGCCCCGTCTTCGTCAAGCTTCGTCAGGACTTCCTCGATCTGGTCCACACCGATGTTCAAGTCCTTGCAAATCCCAAACATCTTCGCGTTGAAGATACTGAACTCGCCGCTCCAGTCCTTCGGGACTTCCATCTTTTCCCCGAGCCACTTTCGGGCACGATCAGCCGCGGACTTGCCTTCTGTCGGACGGGGCGGTTCAAAGTGGAGAAGATCTTTCGGACCGGCGTCGGCGCCCTGATGCCAATTCGAGACGTTCTTCACCCGGCGAAGCTCTCCCATAGCCCAGTTACGATCACTCTTGTTCGGTGAGTACTGAATCACCATCCGAAGAAGATGACGATACTCACTAGGACTAGGAGTAAGATCAAAAGACTGGCGGGCTTCAGCCACCTCGCCAGAGGGCTCTTCCACAGATTCTCCCTCCTCTCCCTTTCCCATACCCGAATCGGCGTGAGTAAGATCAGCCACGACATCATTGAACTCGTCATGCACCTCAGGAACAATTGAGAAGGCCCACGCCAGGTTTGCGAGCTGGCTCGGCTCAACCGTATCGCCCTGAACGTCTTTCACCATCTTGAGAGCATTCGCAATCGCCCGGAACTTCTCCGATCGACCGTGCGTTCCCATCCCGCCAACTGCGGCTTCCCTCAGCCGCTCGAGCGCCTCAGGATTCTTCTTAGCTTCAGCATAGTCCAGCTCTTTGTGGTCCTCTTCCCATTCGTCCTTCATTTCTTGGACGATCATGTCAAACTCTTCCTTCGTCCCCTCATCCATAGCAAAGGCCCAGGCCAGGTTACGAATGTGCTCATCAGTGAACCGAGTTTCCTCACCCACCCAAAGATTCACTTGTGCAGCGAGTTGGTCGAACTTGATTTTGTCTGAAGTCGACCGGGCTTCCTCACTCACCTTCATCTTTCCGGGCGAAGCGATCTTCATCGGACGAAGAAGGCCGAGGATCTCCTCGGCGGGCATGCCCGCCTTGGCAGCTTCAAAAGCCTTCTCGACGCGCTGCGTGACGCTCTCTGCTGGGGTAATCTGAAGATTCTCTCCACCACCGCCAGCCCCCATACCACCAGCTTCAGGAGCAGTGCCCGCCCCGCCCGCGGGGGCCGGAGGAGCTTCCTCACCGCCCATCTCTTCCTCAGGAGAAGGGAGCTCTTCTGAAGGAGCAATTTCCTCCCCGGCACCCGGCGCCTGACCCGGGCTGGTGAGCATCGCCGTGATTGAAAACTTGGACTTGCAGACCGGACAGGTCATTGAGGCGTCTTCCTTGATCTCTGCTTCCTCTTTGGCCTTCGCGAACTCAATCTGCTCGAGCGGAGACTCTGCTCCACAATCCGGGCACTTGAAGTTGTCGTTCATTTTTCTTCCTCTTCTGGTTCAGGCACGACCGGTTGTTCTTCCTCTTCTTTTCCGGAAACTTCTACCTCACCGCCGATATCCGTGACAACAGGAAGGCCGCTGCCGTCGTCGACCTCATCGGTCACTACGGTAAGTTCGAGCACCCAATCACTGTCATCAGATGTGGTCTTCCGATAGAGCTTGGTTTTGATGATAGGGCTTCTCTGATCAGGATCAACATCGGGTGTTTCGATTTCTTGCTCGATGGCTTTCGTGAGGTCTTTCATCGCCTCAGGTGGAGCCGCACGGCCGACGTGCATCTTGATGACATTTTCTTCTCGGTCATACCCAAGATAGAAATCGAAAAGCTTGAGGTTGACCAGTAGAACCATGACTTCCGTCATCGCCCGACCGAGTGTCGTGTCTGGGTCGAGTTCGGAAATCTCGTCAAGAGCATCCTCGGGACTGATCTCTGTTTCGTGAAGACGCCTGATGACATTATCGAGAATGAGCGCAGAAACAGGCTTTGGAAGCATCACAGTGTTCTCCTCAACCAATCTAGTAAGTGATACGTCTCCTCCTGGGCGGGTGCAAACAGTTTTCCGATCAACTGTTGTTTTTATCAAACAATACTCAACTCAAACAGGTGTGTGAGGTCGAAAGCATGAGCGACGAAGTCGCTCATTACTACGTTTATTGTTCTCTTGTTAACGTACTGTGTACAACGTGGCAACCGCTTCGGAACACACAACAACGTTTACAAAGCTCACGGCAGAGGCGTAGCCAAAGGCCTAGAGGTGGGGTAACCGCTTGAAAACAATCTTGAAAGCAACGATCAGACGATATCTCAGAGGCATTCTTAGCACCTGTTCGAAGACAGCTTGTCGGAGTTCAACCACGTGTTTCTGGATCTCATCATTGAAGACCCGCTGAATCTTCTTCCTGTTCATGATAATCTCAACCGTCGAAGGGTTCGGGCAACGTACCGAAAGAAAATGTACACCCGTGGCGCTGTACAGATTGGGCATCTTGCCTTATGATCTTCGAGAATCTCACAGTAATGGATCACACGAGGGTCTAGACTCTTCTTCAGTTGTTTCAAGTTCATCACATCGGAGGCATAGAGAACATGCTCATCTTGAACCTCCGCTGTGATCCTGAAAAAGGGTGATACCATGATCAACCACTGTACTGAGCAAATCCGTGCTCAGTTTCATGCACACGCACAACAGAAAGAATCGGGTTATTCCAAAGACGAAGCTCATGCAATCGATTTGAAAGCGAGTCGTGAAAAGCCTTTGCCATCTGTTCGGCAGTAGGGTTGAAAGTTGAGATTAACAACTTTTGCCCAAAAAGTCGATGAGCCTCGGCCATCTGCTTTTTTGTCGGACGCGCCAACGAGCAGCGAACATTAGATTTCAAAGCCTTCAGCACTGACCTCTTGGATAAGATCACGGCGTGGTCATAAACAGAGCGAAGACTCTCGCACATCTCCTTGAGCAAACCAAAATCTACTACCATTCCATCACTGTTCAATCTCTCGCTCGTCACAAATACATCAACCTTGTACGAGTGCCCATGAATGGTATTCACACATGCAGCACTGAAGGCAGAATCCAACCGGTGGGCTAACTCAAAACTGAACTGAAAACAAACATCAAAAGACATACTTACCTCCAGTTCTCACTCAGAATCTTCTGGCAAGCTGTTGACTTCATATCAAACAATCTTACAACATTGAGAAACCTTTTGGAGGTTACATCGAAAAGCAAAACCGCCTTTGTAGTCTTGTGAATATGGGCTGGGTCCTTTAACTCACAGAGGAAGACCGTATATTGATTCTCCCGGGCAAGCATCACGTTGAAGACTTGAAGCCCATGCTCTCGTAGACGGTCACTGATCTTCGAAAACTGATCAACCTCGGATGGATCCCATTCTTTCCTGAACCCAAATACATCCAGACAGGTCTCACAATCAGTCTCACGAACGTAGCTAATCTCGGACGCGACGTTCTGTCCATTCAGACGAGCACTTGAGAGAGCACCTTCAGGACTGAAAATCAAGGTCAGCGAGTCACCGGTGACTCGAGTAAGTGATTTCATCGCAACCTATCAGTCGCGCCCCTCAGTTTCCTGAAGTAATTGCGTATCTCTACTTCAGTCGAACGGTTGTCATTCTTTGGGGTGAGTTTCACCGGATGGAAAACTTTGAACCCTTTCTGCTCAAGGCCACGTGGATCTTCTCTGGCCCTCCAACTGCACCTTGCAAATGTGGATACGTCCTTGACTGTCAGGCCGCACATTCGTACAAAAATTGGCAACAGATGATCATCAGCAATTGTCGTGTACTTTTTGGCCTGAGAATAGGGCGGATCAAGCATTCCATGCCGGGTCAGCTCGTCAATGGCAGATCGAGTCAACGTCATGAAACCGCCTTGAACACCTTCACCCGTCACGTAGCAATCAGGAACTGGCCCGAAAACCTTTTCAAACGACTTCCGATTCTTCTCAAAAACAGCACGCCAGTGCTCGTTGTTCTTGTTGTGACACCCCAACAGACCGATGCTCTGAGAAACAATCTCATCCAGTACCGCCAGGTCACCGCCGGGCGCTATGTAAAGTGTATCATAGTCGATCGATTGGAGATGGTTGAAGGCAAACATCTCCCCGAAGTACTTGATCGACTCAGCAAGAAGGGTATACAAACCCGGTCCCCAACCGCAGCTTGTTGGAGAGCGATAGACACGGTCTGCCCCGAAGATCTCTACCATCTTGTCCGCGAACCCGGTCGCGCTTGCATCTACAGCGAAAACAACTTCAGCCGCCGGACCAAGGTAGTATTTAGCGGCCTGATAGGTATCAATCACAAAATCGAGTTTTGCATGACAGCGGATGACTACGAGTAGGTCGAAATTCATCCCATCAGCTCATTTGGCAGGACGTTATCAATTTCTCTATTTGCCACTTTTCGAGAGAGAAAGACCATCTGGCTCTTGAATGTTTGCCATGTGCAATCCCAATCTGTAGGAGTTGACAGCAATACCCGATGATACATGACTACGGAAATCCCGCAAGACTTGATTGACGCAGCAATTGATTCTGGCAGTTGGGTGACATACTTGTCGGCACCGATTGCTGTCACGGGCATTATCTGTAGATTTTTCCTGAAAACAATCGTCTTTGGCGCATGGTCAATATGGAGGTAACCTGATTCATTCATATCACCCCTTACTGACCGCACCCACTTGAACTCCATTTCGAGTAGATTTTGATGTACAGGACCGAGGAGCGAGTTCCCTCCGAAAGGAAGTATGAGATAGTCCCCAAAAAACCCGCGAGCATTCAACCAGACCTTGGCTTGTAAGTAATCATTCATTATCTGCTCGATCGACAGCTTCTCCGGACGAGGGTGGTTCATAGAATGGTTGCATACCATGTGCCCCAACTGCTTAATCCGCCGGAGATCTCTCTGAAAGAGGCCGTCTTCTTTCTCAAGCCAGTTGACAGTAATACTGAAGACACCTTTGAGCTTCAAGTCAGACATCAACTCTGCAGCTCGAAGGTGACTCGCATAACCGTCATCGAACGTAATGAGAACAAGAGGTCTGTTCTGTTGCATGCAGAAACTCGTTGAACTCTGTTTTCCTCTGAACGTTGATCTGTTCGACCTCTTTTCGAAACATGCTGTGCTGTTGCAACGCGCCAATGTTAAAGCTCATCATCTTCTGAGACTTAGCCTTGTTGTGAAACCTGCGAGGCGCTTGCTTCTTCCAGAGCTTGATGTAGTACTGTTGCTCGTATTGGGTCCCGCAGGAGTGAGCGCCAACAACATCTTGAAAAGACTGTACTCGCATGCATCTTGCCTTCATCTCACACAGAAAGACAAGATCGATTCGCCCCTGTATGTCTGGATTAAACGAAGCATCCCACATCGAACCTACGTGGTAGATTTTCACTGACTGAACTACTTCTTGGCTCCAAAGTTCCCACAAGTGCCACCAAAAAAGCGCGGTATCTTCCAGATAGTGAGCAGACATCTGTCTCAGTGCGAACTCAATGAACTTTGGATGGAGAAAGAAGTCATCATCGACTTTCAAAAGAAACGGTGTAAAGCAAGCTGCGCGGGCTTCTTTGATAGCCTCAACCATGGTCTTGTTCTGAATCACACGAGTTCGTACTGGAACGGATTGTTCTCGAATAGTCTTCAAACAGAAAGGAAGAGTTGATCTTCCATTCGTGAAGACAAAGGCAGTAAGATCATTTGCTGTAAAGTTACGCCTGATAGAGCTTTTCATAGGCCTCGACGCAGCGCTCGACGTTGTAGACTTCAAGCACTCGATTATGAGCCAACTCCGGATGATAGTGCTTCTCGATCCACTGATCAAAATGCCTGATCTCTTCAAGATCGTATGTGGCCAGACCTCCCTCACGGCCAAGAATCTCCGGAATTCCCCCGACATTATGCCCCAAAATCGGGCAACCTGCAAGCATGGCCTCAAGAGCAATAGTAGGAGCATTATCGACACACACGGAAGGAACGAAAAGTGCATGGGCACGTGATAGTACAGTCCACTTCTGTTCCTCGTTTGCCATTCCGCCAAAAACCGGCCCAGGTCCACCTGCCTTCAACAACTCAAGAGCCCGGCCTACCCCAACTTCGGGGTACGGCGATTGCGAGCGAAGCCGGTGAATGTATTCCGATGAGTCTTTTGCGGGCCCAAAGACGCCAATGGCTCTTCCCATCATCTTGGCCCATTCAAGGGCAATATGAGTCCCTTTGAAGGTGGCCAGATTTCCAACATACGCCACCCAGGGTTCCCTCTTGCCAGTATTGTAGTACTTTGGGTCAAACTCCCAGACAGGCGGATTGAAAACAACAGGATTTCGAGGATACCCGTAAAACTCAGCAAAAGCCCTCGAGGTAAAGACAGTCAGTACATCGTCTCGCAAAGTAGTGCGAAGAAGAATATTCTGATCACCATACACTGTCCTGATGACCTTCACCCCGGTGTTTCTTGTCCCAATCAGGCCGTACGGAGAGTGGTCGTGGATCACATCAAACTTCTGTCTTTTCTGAAACCCGATTACCAGAGTCTGAACGGCGGTTCCATCCAGACCGATTCTTACCATACCGCATCCAGGCACATTTGACTCGGGATGGCAGAAGAGAGTAACATCATGCCCCTGTCGAGCTTGAAGCATTGCCACGGCATAGATGTGACGCTCCGACCCACCATACGCCTTTGGGGGGACAGGAACCGCTCCATAGCAGACATGCGCAATTCTCATCGAAACCCTTTGATGTATTCCTTCCAACTCTTCGCAAACAACTCAAACGAACTGTTCTGCTCCAACCATTGCCGATTATTGTATGTATCTCGCTGTTCGTGTACGAGGTGCAAGACATCAATCAAGTCATCAGGACCGATGTCATCAGGAACCACCGCTCCAAACCTGCCCGCCGAGTCCCACAACAGACCCGTCGCAGTTCCAACAACAGGAAGGTTACATGACAGCGCTTCAAGAACAGCGTAAGAGTTTCCTTCATGCTTCGAGAGATGTAAAAAGACCGAACATCGTTGCAGTCCGCTAACGATCTCATCAGGCCACTTTCCGCCCACCCATCGCATTTTGATCCTTTGAGCAATACTGTCAAGTGTAAGGCGAAAGATCTTCTCCTTGTCCCCTTTGAAAATTGTTCCCACAACGAAAGCACGCTGCCTCTCCTTCGGCGGAACGAAGATATCCAGATTTGCAGCATTGCAAATCAGCCGATCAATCTTCGCCCCTGAAAAAACGCGAATCTCTTCCGCTGCAAAGCTGCTCACCGGAACAACATGATGGCCCGGCAAATACTCACTTTGAAACTTTGAGTAGCGGTGGTCTGGACCGTACCAGCCAGCGTAGAGGCCGTGGACGACACAAATCACACGACTCTGGTTCGTCAACCCAGCGCCCCAATATCCATCTGCAATGACGATATCGTCCCGACGAATGATTCCTTGCCTCTCAGCTTCTTTTCCGGTCAAAATTGCTCGTTCGAGGCCATCACGAACGCGACACTTCACCTTTCGGGAAGTCACCTGAACAGCATCAGGAAAAACCCATTTGAGATGCTCGGCGTACACCGCAACACCACCGCGTTTCTCGGCAAGGCAACAGTCAGTAAGAATGACGATTTTCATTGATGGAAAGCAAACAGAATGTTTGGACGCTCCGAAAACTCGACGATTTTGTATCCGCAACGAATCAAAGAAACCCAAATACGCCCTTGACAACGAGGGACAGCTATTGGGTGCAGCTCAACTGAAATCTGCCTGATCTGTCGAGCTGTCTCTGTTGACAGTGACTCAAGCACGACAGATTCTGCTCCCTCAATATCAAGCTTGAGCAGATCAACGACCTGTTTACCAATCAGACGATCGATCGTGATCGTGCGAACCTGAACTTTTGTATCAGGTTGAGTAGGACCTTCTCCGTTGCAAGGGAAAAAAGAGTTTCTCTGACGCTCTTTTGACCACACCCAGAAAGTCAGATCTTCCTCAGATTTTTCCCATAAAGCCCCCCGCCAGAGTTGACAACGACTCATTAACTCGTTCGCGGAAAGCTCATGTTCGAGTACCTCAAACGACTCGGGTGCGGGTTCAACACAGATGGCCGTTGCCTTTTCAAACCGCTTCAAGAAAGGAATGACAATTTGGCCGTGACACGACCCGCCGTCAACAAATAAAGGAGAGGGGTTGAACAGACTTGGATTGAAATAGCAATGAGAAATACACTCAATCATATCACCCACCCTCGACTGCCAGGGCTGATAGCCAGTTTCTTCATGCGTGAGACGAAAAGTGCATGATCAGCTGCTCTCACCTTGTCTACGCACGGGATTGAACGAACCCCTCCTTCGGAAACCTTGTGTAACGCCACAGCAGCAGGTGCAATCCAGCAGCAGCCAAGCCGGAGTGTTGCGTCAGTTTCCCCTCGGTGGCCTACCTTTGAATACTCCGTACAAAACCCGCCTTGATCACTCATGGCTTTCACCTGATAGGCAAAGCCACTGTAAAGGCTACGAGGACAAATACCCGGCACAGAACTCTCTCCGATGGGCTGCCACAGAAAGTACTGAATGTGATTCCAATTCCCGTCAGATGGAGGAAATCCTGAATGCGGCCCACCTCTGTAGATCTGAGATCCTTGCCGGTAGTAACATCCTCCTACACAATTCACGAAAGGTAGATCAAACCCATGTAATAGATATTCCATGCAGCGCTGTTCTGGGATCAAATCATCATCCCATCGAACGGCAATCTCATACCCTTCTTGGATGAAGCGCTTCAAAGCAGTCTGATGCCCTTGCTCAGGGCCTTTTACAGGAAAATCACACGCAAGAACAACAACAGGAACACTCAACTTTGGTACGATGACTGGATCCTTTGAGTTGTTATTCACAACATAGATCTTGTCGGGTTTGACTGTCTGGTTCTCAAACGCGTGAAGGCACTCAAGAAGGACTTTCGGGCGATCACAGGTCGGTATATCAACGGCAAACTTCATAAGCCAAACAGAGTCTCAAGTTGGTTTACAACTGTCACCGGATCGGTGTTCTTGCCATCAAAAGCCACCCACTCTACACCCCAAGGATGGTTCTTTACAATGCTGGTGTTCATGAACATCGCAATGCAAGGTTTCTTGAGTGCTGCTGCGACGTGCATCAGACCAGTATCATTTCCGATGTACACATCGCAGTCGTTGATGGAATCGACAACGTCATAGAGCGACCTTCCACAAACGCTCTCCACGCCCGGGGACAGAATTCTACAACCATCTTTCGCAAAATCCAGGCCATCTCCAACTAGAACAGGAGTCACATTCAACCTGTCAAGCAACAACCTGCACAATCCGGCGTACTTGTCATTGCCCCAATGCTTCTTAGGCCAGGCCTGGTTGGTACCGGCTTTGAGGTAGCCAATACCAACTGCCACACGTTTATGCTTTCTCTGCTGCTTACTTGAATAGACTCTCAACGGCGGGACAGGACCAGCATAGCCCATATCCCTGGCCATGTCCATCAGGTATTCGACCTCGTGCTTCTGAAATCGATCCAGCCATGGACCGGGTAGATTCGCAACAGGGGTGTAAACTCTGCGATTCTTGGGGGGAAACTTGTGCTGCCAGACAGGGTGACACCAGAGTTCTACATCCGCGGGGTAAGGCTCAAAAACAAGTCTTTCTATACATGGCCACGCAGTAAAGGCAATGTGACTTGCACGCGAAGGATCGACCAGGACTGAAACCCTATGGCCTAGTGATGCCACAGCTTGGATGAGAGGTGTGGTAAGTATGGCATTCCCTAACCCCTCCATTTGTACAATCAAAACACTTAGTTTCTGACTTGCACTCATCTCCATTGAACTCCTGAGTATCAAGCCTTTTTGATTTCAATCAAGTTTATTTTGGAGCGAAGGTCGTCATCATGTATGTACTGGATTGCAGTTTCAATCGAAAGCCAATCGGAAGGAAATTGATCTACGTCTTGATCATACACTACGCGAACAACGTAATCTTTTCCTCTAGGGTGGAACTTGAGTAATTTTAGCAGTAACCAGCCGAGCATAGCGGAAGTATCCGATTTTGTATCTGTTTTGCCCCAGTCGATTTCGTAACTCCCAGTAAAATCACGGGTGAACCACTCATACCGAAACTTGTCAGCCAATCGCCGACCCGCATGAGTAATACGAAAGGTTGAAACTACGCGCGCGTGCATTGATATGTAGCTGTCGGGATTTCTCACTGGCTCAACTAAGCCAAACATTTTCAGTCGTTTGATGATCATTGGCCGCACGTCAAAACCAGGTAGCCTTGCATAGAAGCAATCAAGCATTTCTTCGTCAGGCATATACGAAGTCCAGATGGTAGAGATGTCTTCGTGGGTAAACATTTTCGTCGGGACTTCTGCCCCGCCGAACCTAGCCGCCCAATTCAAAACTAGCAGGCACATCTTTTCTTGCTTGTTCAGGCGTACCTGCTGCTCAACAAGCCGGGCAATGGCTTTGTCAATCTTGTCCATCACATCTTCTCCATGAAAGGCTTTACATGAACCAAAGCCTCTTCAGCAGACCTGGGACCAACAGCCATGTTGTCTGCAGCTTTCAGGATGATCAGCAACGCCTTCTTGTAGTCAGGCCAGCCCAACGTGGCAAACTGCTCTGGAGAATTGTGGTGATGAGTAATCAGATCAATCGCCAGAGAAGAAGGGGTAAGGTCATATCTCCTCAACAGACCCACTACAATCTGGTGGGCTGCGTGGTCAGGAAACGAGTACGATCCTGATCTTGTGGTCGAAGGTTGCTGAGTAACGATCTTCCCAATATCATGATAGAGTGCTGCCGATCGGAGATCATTCGAATACTTGGCAGCATACGACCCCCAGTTTGGATATCCAAGCACGGAGAGCACACTCGGCAATGAATCCAGAGTCAGCAGTGTGTGTCTCCACACACTGCCTTCTTTGTGGTAGTCCTTCAAGTAATCGTAGACAGGATTGGTACGATCACCGTGCTGCGTGGCTTTTAGATCACGGACGAAGTCTTGGATGCTTTCATCAATCGCGGCATGTTCGATGATCTGAAAAGCCTTTGTAATTGGATTAGCGGGATCCATGGCGAGTGTCAATTACGGCGCGTGTCAACTCCCTGACTGCTACCGCAAGAGACTCTGAAGACTTCGCATGATCCCTCATTGCCACGGCGTTATCAGCGAGAAGCTTTTCCATTTTCTCCTGCTGTACTTTCATGCATGCCTGTATTCGCTCATTCTCAATGCGCATGTCTCTGCGATAAAGCCGGAAGATCTGAATGAGAGCAAATGCTAAGCCTATAACTACTACAGCAAGAACCGCCTGAGTCGACCCTTTAGCGAGCTTCTCCATGGCACTCTCAGCTTGAACTTGCCCCACGACAGGAAGCAAGGCCACTGAGGCAAGAAAAGCAAAAAATGTAGTAAATTCGACCATTTTTCTTCTTCACTCACTTTCCTTCTCTTGTAACTGTGTATACGGGCAGGAAAGCCTACTTCGAAATTGTTAAGAGAGTCGCCACAGATACATGAGTCACTTGGAGTTTCAGGAGTAGTGCCTCAGAGATATCCGTGGCGACTTTACTTTGATCAACTTACTAGTTCGTCAATCACTTCTTCGACGCGTTCGCCGATTTCTTTGTCCCAGGTCCATCCGTCCCGTCGACACCTCCACATCGAAGAATCATCAGGATCGGTAATGACGCCGTTACTTCCGCACCGAGGACATCGTAACTCATCTGAAGGCTTAGCCTTAATCACTCGAGGCTCAATGGTCATGCGATCATTTTGAATGAAAGCCCTGAAACGAGGATTCTTCTTCACACCGAGGAAATAAGCCTGCTTGGGCGAGGAAGCCCTCACCGAGAAGGCCGGCTCAGGATTGCCTACAAACTTGAAGTCGTAGATCTCGAAAGGCATTACACTTTCCTCCTGATTTCAACCTCGGTATTAGGATCATCTCTCAACTTCGCAAACTCTGCTGTGCGGTGATCTGTTATCAGATTAAGCGCATCATCAACGGTGTACTCTTCACCATTGATGAATACAGAAAAGGCGTCTTTCCTTGGATGCATGTTAAGATCATCCAGCACTTCTCTGCCTTTTGCAAAGTTGTAATGACCGGAAAAGTCCTTGTTGAACCATTCATATCGAAACTCGTCAGCGACCGTTCGACCCGTGGCTGTAATCTTGATCTCGACCTTTGAATATGGACGAAGTTGACCCCAATGGTCAATCAAGCCTCGTTGGAGAAGATTCTCAATTGCACGCTTCCATCTATCCGCCCAATCCCAAGGCTTCCATCCTCCGTAGCGCCCAGATCTTCCGGGATGATTGCTTGATGCCTCTCCCGTATAAAACTTCTCCACATCTGCCATGTTGTTTTTCCAGTGACGGGAAATGTCATCTTTTGACCAGTATACCTTCTCTCCGTACTGTCGACGAAGGCTGTTGAGAGCCAAAAGAACCACCCTTGCCCCTCCCGTTACTCCTCTTCGCTCAGGATCTACTCCCGCTTCAACGAGGGTGGTAATTGCTTGTTCGATCTGGTTAATCATTTGAAGCACGCAAGATCCATCCACTCACCCTTCATCATCGCCCAAATATCAGAGAGGAGACCTTCAACGACATACTTGTAAGGGATCCATCCGAAACCTTCATGACCCCACCGCTTCGTCCAGGAGTTCGGGAACTGGATGGCTCCAACCTCATCACCAATCTTGTAGTTGTCATCGTATCCCGTACCAGCAACGGCATGCCCGCCCACTTGTTTGCTAGACAACTTGGGCATCCAAACATCTCCTGAATTATCCAAGTTCGAGTAGACCACAAAACCAAAAATGATGGCCCGGTTAGAGGAAATATTGACCTTGATAGCATTCAAGACCTTCTCACTGTCATTCTCACTCCACGGATCTAGCCTGTAGTAAGTGAGGGCTTGAAAACTCTGTGCCATGGCATAGAGAAACGCAGAAGGCTCCTCCTCAAACTTCGCAGTGTCATAAGGCAGGAACTCTTCGGAAGGAGCACCAAACATCGCCAGACATTTCATAACTGACCTGAGATACGCCCCGGTATCACCTGTCAGGTGGAGCAGATTTCGCGTAGCCTTGTAGATGAAAAGCCGACTGAACTGCAAATCTGGAGCGGGCTCACCAGACGATTGAAGCAGTCGAAGGTAGGCCTCATACATGTACGCAGCAGCATTTGCTGTGCAACTTCCCAGTTGACCTTGGTCCTTGATTTCAGGAAGGATAACGTGATCACCAATGAGGTAACGTTTCGGCACTTCCTTGCCTTCTTCGTCACCGAAGATTGCTGTCTTCAGCAGGAAGGGCTTCACCTGTTCGTGCTTGATGTGTAAGTCCCGGGGGTCGTTGTGGTCCTTGTTCCAGCCGAGGTAGTATTTCATCTTGCTCATCTCCTTTTCTACTCAGCAACTCGTCAATAACCGACTCATCAAGCTCTTTCAGAGTACGAACATGACGTTTGCTGTGCTTCTCCTGAGCCAGCCTGAAATTCTTCATCACACGTTCAATGGCTTCTTCAATTCTGACATCCATGTTCAGTAATACAGTTGAGACCCAACAGAAAAGATTACTCTGCCAGAATTTTGACGTGCTCGACAAGGCTATCAAAGCCAAACTGGCCAAAAAAGGCTTTGAGCTTGTCGGAGTCCTGAAGACAAGGATGCTGAAGACGGTGGCGACCAGGAACGTTATCGTCAATCAGCTTGAGCTGATAGGCAAGACGAACACGAGCTTCATGAGCAAGAGCCGATTCTTCAGTCTTGTACATCTTCAAACCTGACTGCTGCTTCTCTTTTAGTGCAACAAACAGTTGATTGATGTCATGATGCTCGACAATCATCTTCACCGCGGTTTTCTCGCCGATTCCCGGCACACCAAAGATATTATCACCCAAATCGCCGGCAAGAGCACCGACATCTGCCCATTGATCCGGCCACAGCCCGTACATTCCATGGAAACTGTCAAGCGTCGTCTTCTCGGCCTTTATAGGGTCGACCAGAACTACACCTTCACCCAGCACTTGATAGTAGTCCTTGTCGGAAGTCACCACCACACAAGGGTCGGACCGTTCAAGAACGTATGAGGCAATCACATCGTCTGCCTCATAACCAGGAATAAGTACGTTCTGTACGGACATTAAGGACAGACCCTTCTGAACATCCGCAATCTGATGATCCATCTGCCATCGAACCAGTGCAGTATTTTCATCTTTCGTAACGAGACGATTCTCTTTGTATGCTTGCGGGATTATTCCTTGCTTGACCCCCTCCTTGCTGAGCTCATCCCGGTTCTTGTGCCCCCCATCCCAAACAACGATCACATCAGACAAGGGATAATCTCGTTTACACTTCAGCAGACTTCGGAACAACCCGTACATGGCTCCAACTGGCTTGGAGTCATAGGTCAAGTCCTGGTGTGTATACGCACAGCGATGAAAAAGATGTTGGGCATCAAGAAAGAGGTACCTGTTCATGATAAGATCTTGAGTTGCTTGTCGATCTCTGTCTCAGGCATCAAGAACAACGTTCGAACACAACCTGATGCGATCCAGCCGATGATCTCATCAAGCCAAGTTTCAAGGCCGAAGTGGTCTGTCCACTCTTTCAAGCGTTTCAACTTCCTTAACACCTCATCAACCGACTGGGGTGTACGCTCAGTGATTTGGCAGAGAGCCCCTCGTTTCCCGTCAATCCTGAGAAACTGCCATCCTCTTCCAAACATCTGCTGCGTGAGAAGGTTGGGTTTCTCAGTTGATGCAGTGAAAACACGAATCAACTCAAAGTCACAGTGAAACGGCCTTCGAGGGTATACGCCACAAAGAGCGTTCTGCTTGTTCAGATACCGACAGTGATGGTCGTTGTGATCATCTTGCTTGTCGTGCCACATCTCAACCAACTTCCCGTTGAACTCAACCTCGTATCGTTCAACAGGACCATTGGCTGGGCGGACCTCGGACGGGAGATACTCCAAAGAAAATCTAGGGCAGCATCCACCACAGTTGGCAGGACACTCAAACCCTCGACAGATGTTCGTTGAAACCCGCAAGGACTTGGATTCAACAGCATGACCGCAGTAGACAAACGACTTTTTTGCTACTGCACCAAAATACGAAAAGACCACTTTATCCAGAGAGTTTATGTACCGTGGCATTCGGAGAACTCTGCTTTCGCGCAAGTTTCTCTTTCTTCTCCTGCATCTTTCGAAGACACGAGCATCCGTGGATCTTCTTCGTCGTTGTGTTTACACAAGTGTAGCCACGACCGTAACACTTGTGACACTTTGGATCAGCCATAGATCTCAGTTTGCCAAAGACTGTCTCTTTGACATCTTCACTCGGCTTTGCCTCGGACGGCAAGGTCGACTCAGGTTTTTCCTTCTTGAAAAGCTTACTGAACAGGCTCATGGACTCCTCTCACCCGGATTTGTTCTTTCACCCATTGTTTGATCTGTTCGACAGCCTTTTTCTGGCGTTCGCTCCCCTCACTGGTGATACTCCCAGGACGATTCATTCGATACCAGTAAGTAATCTCCGGAACATGTAGACACTTACAACCTGTCAATGCGAGCAGAAGTACAAGCTGGAAATCAGACGCCCGATCAATCATAGTATTAAGTGGAAGCGCCCTGGAGTAAGCCGATTTTCGAAAAAACTTCTGGTGTGATGCTCGCCACCATCCTGACATAAGAGAATGATACAAGGTCTTGCCCTCAGGCTTTGGTCCACTCCATCCCGCGCGATTCTTACTCGTCATGAATGCAGTCCAGACAAACCCCACATCTGGAAATTCAAAGGGGCGCACACCGGTCACAAGAGAAGAAGGCAGGATTCGGTCATCACTATCAACAATAGTGATGACTGGACCTTCTGCGTTACGTATACCAACTTCGGTAGCATACGTCACACCCCTATGCTCTGCCAGGTTGAGCAAAGTAAGTTGGCGGCCCGGAAGAAGCCGCGACACTTTCTCAGCTGTATCATCTCTGCTGCGATCGTTCACGACTATGACATCAAAATCCTGATGGGTTTGTACAAAGATTGAGTTTAAGCACTCTTCGATGTACACAGAAGTATTATAGGCTGGTACAACTACTGAAACATGCATGTAGGTTGTTACAACCTAGATGGCGGGAGTTACCCACTCGTGGTCTTCGTCTTCGATGAAACGAGCATAGGCAATGTAGGCATCACGGTCATTCCCACCCCCGCTTGCACGGACGCGGAGAATGTTAGGAGCGGTGATCTCTTTGACAACGATTTCTCCACCCGCCACACTGAACGCCGTATCAATCAGAGTCCAGGTACTCCCGCCATCAGCGGAAGTCTCGATCTGAAAGGCCAGCGTGTCAGCGCCGAGCAGATTCTTGAAGTACAACGAACGCTGATAGGTATTGTTTTCCCTGATGTTCAGGACAACACTCAGCGACATCGGAATATCAAAAACATCACTCTGAGTAACCAGCACGGTACACCTCCTAGAGTTTCAACACATCTTGACGAACTACTTCGTCAATTACTTTCATCACATCTTCTTCTGATTCGATGTGCTCAAGAACGCTTTCTTTCACATCGGGGGAAAGTACTTGCTCTCGATTTACATCGACAAGATCACCTTCACCAACATCCACCGAAATCGTATCACCCTTGACATCAAGAACTTTACCAAGGAAGCTCCCCTCAGGAAGATCAATCATGACATCATCACCAATCGAAGGCCACTGGGTTGACTCCAGCTTCTCTTTTTCCTCTTCCTCTTCCTCTTCAGGAGAAAGGGGCTCTTCTTTGGGGCCCAAAGGCCCGGGACGCGCAGCAGTACGAGCTCTCCTCAACTCCATTCGTCGATAGTAATCTTCGAGGTCCTGTTTTTCCTTCTCAGCGGCCTTGGCCGCAGACTTCAGCCCGATCCTTGCCGCAATTCCGGTACCAAGAGCACCTAACCCCGCTCCTACTACTGCTCCGAATGGCCCGCCAATTATCCCTCCTCCAATAGCACCAAGTGCAGTAGGTGCTGTGGCGAGAGAACCGATAGCTGCCATTCGAGTCAGAGCTCCGGGTTTCCCGAAAGGACCGCCAAAGGTACCGAGCGAACTCGATTTACGCTTCTTTTGCCCGTATCTCTGATGGAACTTGGACAATACCGTTTTCAGTTCTGGCGTCATAACATCTTCCTCGTTCGTATCAGTAATACTGGCTGTACGACCTGATCCGGATTGTTTGACGATCACGCGTGTGTGTGCTTTCGCTCCGTCCGGACCTTCTTGAACAATTCGATGTCCTTCAATGATGCTTTTGGGTGCGGATTCTGTCCCGGCTGGGGGCGGATCGGTGTCGACGGCTTGGACGGTGATTTGACAGGTGTTGAAGCAGGCTTCTCCTTCGGGGGAGCTGCGGGCTTTGCAGGAGCTTCAACAGGCTGCTCGAGAAGTTGGTCAACCAAAGTATCGATTTCTTTAGAAGCAGTAACAGCAGCAGCAACGCTCGGATAATCATCCGAACGGGGTTCATAAGGGAAATAAGCCGGCTTTCCTCTCGTTACCGCTGTAAGTTTCCCTTCAGGATGCATAGCCGCCAAAGCTTCTGCCTCCTTTTGTGCTTCTGCTTCATTATCACCTTGATATTGAAGATCAAACATTAGTACTCTATTGTTTGGTTCATCAATTCGAGCAGACCAAGGAGTTTTCTTGAAAAGACCTTCAGTCTTTCCTTCCTTCATAGTGATCACAAATCTCCCCGCACTCTTTACGACAGGATCACCTTGGAGAAAGCTCTTGATCTGCTGAGCGAGTGCCCTGACTGTCGGACCATGAAAGACTTCGTCTGCCTCTCCGTAGTAGGCTTCATATCCACCTTCCTCTTGAGTGACATCAAAGGCAGTCCGCGGCGCGTTGTCTCGACCAAACTTCTCCAACGCAGAAGCATCAAGAGCCATATCAGGAAACTCAATGGTTGCGACAAGCTCATGAGCAGATTCGGTCTTTGCCTTTTTGCCCTTCTCCATCTTCTCTAACTTCTCGTAGTACTTGGGATCTTCGGCAAGGTGGTCCATCGCGATCTGCTGAGCAACCTTGGAGTCGTCGGTGTGCTCAAGCTCATGCTGAGTACCTTTCTTGAGGGCCTCCTCGTCGAAGTCCTCGGGCTTCATATGCTTGAGTTCTGCCCGACCTTTGTGAACCTTTGCAAACTCGTTGCCTTCCTCACCAGCTTCTTTGTCGATCTCGGCTTCGACGCCCTTCAACCCAGGCTCTTCTTCGCCTTCGGGAGCTTCGGGCTCTTCTTCAGATGGCTCCTCTTCAGGCCCCGGTTCACCTTCCTCCTCGGGCTCTTCTTCTGCTGCCATCTTGTCGATCTCGGCTTCGACCCCAGAAAGATCCTCACCGGGTTCGGGCTCTTCAGGAACTGCGACGTCAGTCTCACCTTCGAGGCCCACTTCAGGACCCACAGGCATAGTCTCAGGACCTGCGGCAACTTCCGGTTCTGGGGTCGGAGCTGCGGTAGTGCCTGACAGTTCCGTGACCATGTCCGCAATTGCCGCAGCGGTAGCCTGGGAAGGGGTTCCATCACCGAGTTTGCCTGCCAGCGCTGCGGAGAAGACAACGTCTTCTACCGAGCTCCACTTCTCCTTATCAACACCAAGGGCGAGCAAGGCCGCGTTGATCTTTGACGAGATCCAGTTCTTCACGTCGTCTTCGAGAATATGCTTGTTTGTATCCGAGGCAGCTTCGGTGAGGTTGATAAGTGACAAGTCGACGATCTTCGAGAGAGCTTCTAAGTGAAGTGGCTTGTCCTGTGCGTCAGCGGCAACGAAGGAGTTGTCAGGCCAGACCACCACGGCCGCCTGAAGGACGCCTTCCTTGAGGACAAACAGAAGCTTGCCCCCGCCGAGCCACCCCTCCACAAAGTAAGCAGGGTTCTTTGTGACCGAGCAGTCAGGGGCAAACCTGGTGGCTTCCTCTCTCGACTTCACTTCCTGCACGGCAATCGGCTTCGGCCGAGTGCTAAAGATTCGTTTCATGCTCTCTCGAAGATCATTCATGCTTATCCGCCCTTCTGCTTGTGATATTCAGCCCATTCAGCTTCTGCATCATCAATGAGTTCTTGCATTACCTCTTTACCACGCTGAGACTTAGCAAAAACCTCTTTTACATCCTTCGCGTCAAGTTGCAGAAACTTCTTGTGAACGAGAGGAACAATCTCGTGCTTCTCAGGCGAGAAGTAGCTCATGAATGCCTTGGCAAGCTCGGGGCCGGCAATGATGTCTTTAACTTCGCTGCTGGGATGCTCTGCGTCCATTGCTTGCTTCAGTGCGGGATCGAGCGAGATCCACTCGTAGATTCCTTTCACAAGTTCGTGAATCAGAATGTTCAGGCTCTGCCCACGAACTTTGATCAGATACTTGTCTTCCTTTGGGGTGACCTCTTCAGATCCACCTTGTTGTTCTGGGTTGGCAAGTGCAGCAAGTTCGGCCCCAAACGGCAAAGCCCAATACCCGAGTTGCGCCGTACTGGCGATTATCCCGTACAGATTCATCAGATGCGGGTCGATCGCATCAATCTGTTCCTTGATCAAGTTGAACAGGTAAAGCTTATTCACTGCCTGTCCTTGGATGAGCAGATTTGCTAATCGACGCTTGATCTTCTGCTGGTCAAGATCGAGCCCGGTAAACGCCAAGTTAGCCTTCTCAAGATCAGTTAAATCACCCTCTTCGGGCTCCTTTTCCTCGGGCATCTGAAGGCTGGGCAACTCAAGCTTTACATCAAACTTGACCTCATCGTTGTAGTATGCTTCCTTCACCATGGTAAATTCAGGATACTCCAGAACGGTATCAAGGGCCAGACTCTCGATCTGATGCTTGTGAGTGCTTTCAATGCGTCGGATTTCTTGCACCGTCTGAAACATGATACTGATCAGCGAAGGCAGGTTCATCCGATTGGCACGAATCCCTGTGTACTGCTCGATTCGCGCAATCATCTCCTCATACGACTTGGACCCAATCATCTCCAGATAACTCTTTTCCTTGTCTGACAAAGTGGGGAGAAGCTCATTAAGCTCCTCATCACCTGTCTGAAGCCAAGCCTTCTTCTCAGGATGGGCAAACTTCATCTCGGCTTCATTGACAATAGGAGGTTCGACGGGTTCTTCCTGAACAGGTGTGCCTTCACGCTTCATCTTCGACAGAATCGAAACCAGACCCTTCGTGGTGTTTTCATCCAAGTCACCTTTGGCTTTCACAGGCGCCGGGGTGGTCGAATTGGTGCTGTCAGAACCAGTATGTGAAAGGATATTGCCAAGCGCCGTGGCGGTTCTTTCGTCAACGAGATCTTTCACGCCACCCGCTGGTATGGATACTGGTCTCTCAGGTATTGCCATACTGCGTGCCCTTTCGAAGGTGCTGTCTCCATCAACAGCCAAACATCCTTTGGAACACTATAGTACTCGTATATTGACCCGTCGAGGAACTGTACTACAAGCATTTGTAGCTCTTCACTGTAACCGTAGGATGCGACGTTCGAACTGATTACGGGTATGAGTTCAATGTCCTTCCAAGTTGTGACTGTTCCTTGAGCCGGCCTCATTCCAGATACTGCTCTGGCAAGAGGGAGAAGCTCCTTTATGCCCTTGACTCGTCGTAACCCCATCAACTCAGGAGGGACTGACGGAAGTTTTCGAACGAAAGGAGGTCTCGGAATTGCTCCGGGGGCCCTCGGCCGAAGTGCTCTGACAGCCGCTAGTTTTCCTTTGATTAGAGGTCGCGCGTACTTGGCCTTGGCGCCTTTGATGTTCAGATGCCGAACGCGAGATGCGGCCTTAACGCGCTTCAACCCGCTCAGTGCCCGTTTGCGGGCTTCCTCGAGTGACGGTTGGTTGGAGACTTTGTTGTCAGGCATCAACTTTCCTTCACATCTGTGCTACCAAGCTCCCTAGCTGGGTCTCAAGATCCTCCAACTCCTCACGAGACTTGGCGCCCATTGCCTGGACCTTGTCGAGGATCTTCCGGAAAGCCTTCCAGGCTTCGCCCATCACTGAGGATTCCATCTCCTTGTACATGAGCTCTGTGCGACCAGGAACTTCGGACTTGGCGGCTTCAATGAATGCCTCGGCTTCCTTGCGCATGTCCTTGCTTACACTCTCGAGCTTACCCAGCATGTACTCAATCACTTCCTTGTACCGAGGAACCTGGGACTTGTGAGGAGGAACGTCCTCTAGCTGCAACAGGATCTTCCTGGTCATCATTGTCCTGCTCGCGTACTCCTCGACATACTGCATCAGCTCCGTGGCCAGCGTGCCCGCAACCTTTTCCTTCTCGGCGATGATCGCCCTGACTGCTGCCATCTGCTGAGTGAGCTCTTCGACAGCCTTCCTGGTCTCAAGGAACTTGTCGGCCAACTCGGCATGGGCTTTGAGAGGACGATCAGACCGACGGGGTTCGGGCTTCTTAATCTCAACCAGGTCGGCACGAGGGGTAATCATCAAACCCTCTTCAGGCATACCGCCTGAAAGCGCCTCGCGCTTGTCATTGACAATTCTCTGAAACGCTTCCCATGCATCAGTCTCTTTTGCTAGGCCATCAATGAGCTCTTGTACTGTGTCAACAACACTGTCACCAAACATACCAAGATCAGGAAAGATTTCACTCACCAAGTCAGAAACCTCGGCATCCACCCCAGAAACGAGCTCTTCCTCTTCTGGCTCCTCAGGCTCCTCAGGCTCCTCAGGCTCCTCAGGCTCCTCCTCGGGCTCGACCTCTTCGACGTCGTCAATTCCCTCAGGAGCGAGCTCTTCCCCTTCATCAGTGTCATCGTCATCAACGGCTTCGGTCAGATCAGCGCGAGGAATAATCTGCAAATCCTCGTTCTCGGGCTTCTCTTCTTTCATTGTGTCCTCCTACGGAGCTGCATTCTTGGCACCCTGAACATCAACTGGTCCCGGAGTCACGGTAATCTGAGGAGCCCCTATTGTCATCACCGTTGAGACCGACCCAGCTGAACCAAGCAACTTGGCTGTACTGCGATCAACACCGCCAACAGTTACCTGGGCAATCACGACAATGTTGCTCATGTCCGTAGCACCGAGATTGTACGCCCCTCCCCAGATTCCCGGAATTACTCCAATTTGTGCGAGATTTACCGAGGCGAGAAGTGTCAATACTCCGCCCGCAACGGTATAGAGATTTGCCGCTGCCACAGAAGGATCCTCAGCAGCATCCGATGAGGGGTTGTAAACCCTGAGGATGATGACGAGATAACTACCGTACTTTGCTGCTTGGATGTCCATCTGTCTCTCCTAGATTTCGTAGTTGTAAATCAGCTTCCCTTGCGTGCTGATTGAATTTGTGAACCGAATAACATCATTCAGATTGAAGTTCAGGCCCTGCTCGGGAATCCATGTCAGATTCGTGTAAGTCCCAGAGTACTCAAACAGCTTGAACTGAACACCTGAGCGGGTTAGAATCACCGAAAACGTGTTTGTCACACAACCGGGAAATCGTAGTAACACCGAGTTGAGCCGAAACGGATGCGGGAAGTTGTTGTTGACCGTCAGATCACTGTAGTTGGTGATTGACACCACCGAACTTGTTCTAGCGTCCAGTGCAAAAACGCCGACGGTAAATCCGACCATCATCACAACCAGAAACGTGAACAATCTCTTGATCATTTCATACTCCTTCTTCTCGGAGTTATACGAGTGGTTGAACCCTCTTCTTCTTTCGTTTTACTCTACACCGTCTTCCTTGAGGGCGGGCGCCGAGCGGAACATCATAGGCACCAGCAGCGCCAGATGTCGTCATCTCGTCAATCATGCTCTCAATTGAGACGTCCATGGCCTTCTTCACTGCAGTAACATCCTTGGGCTCTTCGATCTCACCACCAGCGCCCTTTATCGCTTGGGCGATCGCTTGGAGAAATTGGGTGTAATGGTACTTCTCTAGGAGCTTGTAAATGACATTGATAGGAAGGAGATTCTTGACATGATATTGTCGAATCTCTTCAGGGGTCATCGGCTCCTTGAAAGCAATCTTTCTCAGTGAGTGGATCACCTTGTATGTACTGGCAAGCTTCTTCGCACCAAAGTCGATTTCATCAATCTTCTTCTGCACAGCAGTCTGAAGCTCTTTTACTTGTTCAGGAGACAATCGATTCAGCGTGTCATAGTCAACAAGATCACGCTTCAGCTCTCCTTGCGTGATGTCAATCACGTGCACAACTTTCTCAAACGAATCGATGTATCTCTGTATATCAAAAACGGGAAGCTCAGTCTGCTTGATCCACTTGTTACTGATCACATCGTAAACTTGATCGGCAACACTTTCGTCCCAATTATCACGGACAAAGAAGTTGATCGCATGACGTGTGCCCGGCGCAAAAGACTGATTGGCACTCTCACCGGCGGCGGTTTTCGCTGCCTTGAGGGAGTCGTCCGAAAAAGGCTCAATCACGAGGGTTACGTCAATATCTGATGCGCCTGTATACAGCTTCGTTGTAAGAGAGCCAATCAGAAAAACCTCGACAACCTTTCCCCACTGTGTAAAGGGAGCAGCCAGGCCAAGAAGCAACTGGCGAACATCTGGTTTCAAGATGTCAGATGGCATGAACAAGTCAGAGCTCATCTCCTTCTGCGGGACATCAATGATAGATTCTACTCGTCGACTCATGTCAATGTTTCCGTTTCGGATACAGGCCCCATTTCCGCAGCTGAAGGCTTGGGTCGTTAGTCATGGATAATTGCTTGTTCGGCTTCAAGAACGCGATCCAGTGCGTCCGGCTCGCCTTGCCGGAGATATGCCCGAAAAGCGGCTTCTCTGGCGTGAGCGCGAGCACGTCGGCAACCGGGATCTCCGCGTCGTACCATTTGAAGATCAACACGCCGTGCGGTTGCAGCACGCGGAAGCACTCCGCAAACCCGGCTCGAAGCGTGTCTTGCCAGTTCGCCAGCAAGCGACCATATCGTCTGGCTATCGCCCCTTTGTCCGTGCTGCCGAGTCTGTGCGCCGTGTGGTGCGGAGGATCGAAGACGACAAGGCGGAACGTGTCGGCGGGAAAGGGCATGTCGGTGAAGTCCGCCACCACGTCAGGCTTGACCACCAACGCGCCTTTCGTCGTCTCAAACTCGCCTTCGCGGAGGTCCATGAAAAGCGCCCTGGTGTCGTTGTGGTCAAACCAGAACCCACGGACAGAACAGCACGCGTCAAGGACCGGCGGAAAAGCCGAACCAGACGGTGGAGCATATTCGCTACCGCTCAATGCTCACCTCCTTGTTGGCACGCAGAGGCGTCTTGCCTTCCTTGCGTATCTGTGGCGCGATCCCGCCGAGAATCTGTATGACGCGGCAGAACTTCCAGTCCTCAATCTCTGCCACTGCAAGCGTCTCGGGGCCACGTTCG